TGCTTCAAATGGTATTATTAGATCATCAACTGATGCTGGAAATATAGATTATCAATCAGATCTGTATCCAACTGAAGCAGAAGAAATCTATACATTACAGGAAATTCCAGTGCTTAGTATGACTTATCTAGGTCTGCAATGGCTGGCGGAATGACGAAAGGAGAAATAAATGTTTGCTAATACAACACAAGTAAAAACAATTACAGGCAAGACAGTAACTGCTGGGCTTATTGAAAGAGCACAGTATGCTATTGAGGCTTATGTTGGCAAGTTTGAGGCTGATGTAACTGATACTAATGACTTAGAAATACTTAAAAGAGCAGTTGCTTATCAGTCAGCCTACATGCTTAACAACGAAGATATTGTTTTTGAGCAAATGGCAGTTTCAACAACTATGCAAAATGACGCTTCAACAACATTTAAGCCTGGCGACAGAGTTTCACCATTCATTGCGCCAATGGCTGTAATGGTATGTTCCAAGTTGTCTTTTGTAAAGTCTCGTTCAATTAAGACTGGCCCAATTGCATCAACAGTAACATATCCAGATTGGACAACAATATGAAACCAGCAGCATATAAAAGACATAAGTTTTCTGCAGACTTATATAAGTTTGTAGTCAAGACTGTAGGTTCTGACGAGGTAATTGAATATTATTTTACTGACACAATATCATTAACTGCAGGGATTGACCAAAACCAGAGACTTAATTTAGTTACTGATGAGCCAATGGTTGTTGGATATCTTCTGGCAAATATAAAAGATAGAGAAAACACTCCCATTCTTGGCGATATGGTCTGGCAGATAAGTACTGCAATCCCAATGTTAAATGCATTTGGAAATGTTGATTCTTATAAATCTAGAGCAGTCAAGTTCCAGGGCGAAATTGAATAATGGCATTTTTTGCAAGGGCAATTGGAAGAAGCGTAGCCAGAGCAGTAATTGCAAGATCTACATCAAGAATGGCTAGTAGAGGACTGTCTAATAGATTTAATAAAACTGGTAGTCAAAGAGGCGAAATGAGAAGCAGAGCAAGGTCAACACTTAGAACTGCAACTAAAGGCGCATATGGAGCAGCATCAGAATTAGCAGAAGAAATAGGTGAATTGTACGAAGAAGCCTCACAAATTGTTGAGGCAGCCTTCTATGAGGCTATGGACACAATGTATGGGATGTGTGGTAACGCTGGCCAAGAATCTGTTTTCTTTAATTATGTTATGCCTGATTTTGCTGATGCCATGGATAGCACAGAAATAGGTGAAGACTGGCCAGATGTAGATATTGGTGAATATATGGTATTTATGGGTGAAATCGTAGAGGCTGGAAATGCAATAATGTCAGAAGCCTTTGAAGAGGCAGGAAGCCTTCAGAGTGAGGCAGATGATGCTGAGGCTGACCTTGAGTCTCTTGAAGAAGAAGGCCTAGATCCAGACGATTTCTTCTAGTTTTGGTTGCACTTTTTTTGGTTATATGCTATACTTATAAGACCTAGAAAGAGGTGCGGTATGGATTTAAATATTGTGGTGGCTATCAGAGATGATAGGACACTGCCTACAGGTTATCACAAAGCAGTTCTCTATGCCCTTGCGAGCAGGGGAGTTCAAGCATTTCCAAATCAATCCCAATTAATGAAGGATAGTGGTATTGGCAGTCGCAATACTCTAGTCAAAATCCTTCAAGAACTAGAGGGTTTGGGATGGCTTAAAATAGTCAAGAAAAAGCATGAGAATAACCAGTACAAAAATAGTCGTTACACGGTCCAGGTACCAGATATGACTAATCCATGTATCACATCTGACGAAGCAATAGTCAAATCCGATACACTAAAGGTAAATAAAGATAAAGTAAATATAAACATAGTGACCAAAGAAAATAAATCAGGAAAAGGATTAAGTCATTCCTCCCTCTCTGATTGGCTATCTTGATCGCTTGCGATCATACTATATAAAGGAGTAGAAATGCATAAAGAATATGAGATTGTTTATTGTAAAGAATGTAATGAAGTAAAGTTAACAGATAGTGACTGGAATTGCCTGGGATGTAATAATCCCGCAGAAGTCATAGGATTTACACATGAGGTAATTCAAAGCATATTAGATACAGAAACAAGAGGAGAAACAAATGGGTAGCGCAACAGGTTCAAAGATACCAAGATTATGTCCATGTGGAAGAAACGCCAGAAATGCTGGTTTGGGTCCAGATGGATTACCAAGATATGGTGTTTTGTGTAAGTCATGTCACAGACATAACATTGCTGATAAAAAGAATTATTGTGAAAGATGTGGTTTTGTACCAGAGGTTCCTCAACAAATTCATGTAGACCATAAAGACGGTAACAAAAGAAATAACGATAGAAACAACTTGTGGTCTTTGTGTGCCAATTGTCATGCACTTAAAACACAGGTTAACGAAGATTGGAAGAATCAATATGTATAGATGTCCAAAATGCAAAGAATCAAAGCCAGAGTCTGAATTTCACAGATCTGCCACGGTAAAGAGAGGTTTCCAGTACTACTGTAAGCCCTGCCAGAATATAATAAGTGAAGAAAAAAGACAAAACAGAATTGAGAATGGCCCAACAATCATTCGTGATGCTAAGACTTGTGCTAAATGCAAGACCAAGAAGCCAATATCTCAATTTGGTATTTATAGAAGTGCTGCAGATGGTCGCATTAGTTACTGTAAGCCCTGCTGGGTAATTATTACCAAGAAAGCACAAGCGAAACAACGCAGAACATGATATACTTGTAGTACTTGTCTCCCTGTTGCTAATGCAGAAGCCAAGTCTACTCACCAATTGGGTGGGACAGTTTTTGGTTACCTCTTTTTACTGTCTCACCCTTATTTGGATGATACAATTGCAATGATGTACAAACTAGGTCAAATTTGGACGGTATAAGGAAGATATGACACTATTCCCATATGCAGGAGAAGTAGAGTATAGAGACGGAAACTTAAAGTTTATTCTAACTTTCTTTGATACCAAGAATACGACTGAAATGACATTAGACATAGGTTTAGATGATAATCTAATAGAGATGATAGAAGGTCTGTTAGAGAAGATGGATGATATTTGAGATGATGGTTTTATATTGGTGGGAATTCTATCAAAGATGCGCCGTAATGTCAAATTCTGCCAAATTTTTCTATCTATCAAACCTTACAGGAGGATATCGTGGGATATAGACAATTTACTGAAGAACAAATAACAGAATTTATAGAGACAGCCAAAGAAATGGGTATTGGTCCAACACTCAGATATCTACAATATCCAAAGTCTTACCATACCGCCAAAAAGTGGTTTGTAGAGCGCAATATAGATATGCCTACTATTGATACCCTGGCGAAAATGGCGGGGGATTTAAGAGTATTCTATTCTGATAAAGAAAAACTTATAGCAGCACAAGCAGTATTAGATAGATGTGTAGAAGCCCTAATGCAAGATGCTCTTGATAGCGATGGTTTAAACAAATTGGCCAATGCTGTCCATAAAGCAATACAAACAATCAATCTCATAGAAGGAAAGTCTACTGTTATCAATGAGAATAGACAAAAGGATGGACAAGACTTGGCCATTATAGATCTATTGAATGAAGCAAAGGCTCGTAATGAGGCTATGAGAAACAAAGGTTTTATAAAAGAAGGTTTGACAAGTGAGGTTTGATATGATAGGGGTACCCGTTAGGAAGGCCGTTATCTTTTTACAAATTTCGCTGTCTGCAAAAAATATTCTCCACAAAACCAAATCTGGAAAGGTATTATAATGTCACCAGAAGCCATATCAGCAATAGGAGTAATAGTGTTAGGCGTAACAGGAGGATTCTTTGGAATGATGAGATATATGATCAAAACCTTAGCAGAACTTAGACCTAATAGTGGCACTAGCATTAAAGATAAAGTTGAGATTAATAGCAAGAAGTTAGAAAAAATTGAAGAACGAGTAGATCATATTTATGAGATTTTGGCGAAGAAGGGGTAAATGTTAGCAACTGATATTTTAGACGGCATTCCCTTAGAACTCCTATCCTTTTCTGAAGGGCGTAGAGAGTTAACTAAGTATGATCCATTGCTATTTGCTTTGATATATTTGCCTCATCACCTTATGAATCCTCATGGAGAGATAACTCTGTCTGAATTTCATACTGATTTAGCAGAATATGGAAAATCTTGGATACATAAGCCACAAAACCCTAAAGAAAATCGTGATGCTTTCATTGCTCCAAGAGAATGTGGCAAATCTACTTGGATTTTTCTAATTTTACCCATGTGGGCTGCTGCTCATGGGCATGTTAAGTTTATTGCCGCTTTCTCAGATGCTGCATCCCAGGCCGAAACCCACCTTATGACCTTTAAAAATGAATTGGAGTCAAATGAATACCTTATTGAAGATTATCCAGACCTGTGCAAGCCTAAAATTGTTAATTCTTCAGGTCGTGCCATGGCATCAAATTCTTGGCGTATTATTCAGAGCAACGATTTTATTTTTGATGCTAATGGTATTGACACTAACTCTTTAGGAAAGAAGGTCTTTGGCCAGCGTCCAGACCTAATCATTCTTGACGATATTGAGAAAGGCGAAAAGAACTACTCTGAATACCAGGCAGGGCAGCAGAAAAATACCGTATTTGACGATATTGCTCCTATGAATATCTATGCTCGTATGATTTTTGTGGGAACGACCACTATGCCTAACTCAGTAATGGATCAGTTTAGAAAATATGGCGAAGGCTATGATGATCCTGAGTTATCTTGGATTAAAGACCAGAATGTGACGGTACATTACTATCCAGCAATCATGCCTAACGACGATGGTTCAGAACGCTCTGTATGGCCTGAAAAGTGGCCTTTGGAGTGGCTTGAGTCACAAAGACACCTAAGAGACTTTGCGAAAAACTATATGAACCGTCCAATAAATACTGATGGAACATTCTGGACTAACGAAGATATTATTATTGAAGAATTAGAAGATTACGGCAACACTATTATCTCAATTGACCCAGCCGTAACAAAAAATAAAATCTCTGACTATACGGGTATATCTGTATTGTCTAGAGGCGTAGATAGTTTAGGCAAAGCCAATATCTATATACGCCATGCTGAACAAGTCAAGATGTCTCCATCAGAGATAGCAGATAAAGTTGCTTATCTTGTAGACAAATTTGATGTTGGTGTACTTTATGTTGAAGTTAACCAAGGTGGTGATCTTTGGAAAGATGTTTTCAAAGCCGTCCCTGCAAAATATAGATCCAAATCACAAAGTCTTTCAAAGCAGATTCGTGCTGGCAAGGCTTTAAATTTCTACCAACAAGGAAAAGTGCGACACACAGCACATTTCCCAGTACTGGAAGAACAGATGTGGTCCTTTCCAAAGGTATCGCATGAGGATGTACTTGATTCCGTTGTTTCTGGCATCTTGTATTTCTTAGATAACAAAGCAGTAAAACTAGAAACAAAACAAATAAATTATTTGAGGAGACAACATGTCTGACATTAAAAAGGCTATTGATACAATAGTAGATAGAAGAAATACTTATTTAGTTGCTGAAGAATACTACGAAGGTACCAATTTAGAGGTTTTCTCTGATAATCGTTGGCTTCGTGTATTGGGAGGCATCAAAAATAATTTTAGATTTAACTTTGCTAGAACTGTAGTAGATTCAGTTCTTAATCGTCTAGAAATTGCTAATATAACAGCAAACACAGAGGAAGCAAACCAAAAAATTCAAGATATCTGGGAAATGAATGATTTGCAGATTGATGCAGATGAAATTCACCGTCGTGCACTTGTTTATGGCGATTGCTACGCAATTGTTTGGACAGATATCAACGGAAACACAACAGTAGACTATAACTCACCACTTACAACTGTAATGGTCTATGATGATGAGAACCCAAGAATTAAGAGATTTGCCGCAAAATTATGGCAGTCAGAAGATCCAATGGATCACACAAAGAAGACTTCACATCTGAATATGTACTATGCAGATCGCATTGAAAAGTACACAATGCCTGGAGAAGTTGTAAATATTGTTTCTGCAAACGGATTCTTGCCAGTTTCTGTAGTGGAAAATCCTTGGGGAGAGGTTCCAGTATTCCATTTCCGCACATCCAAGCAATATGGCCGTCCAGAGCACACAGATGCTTACGGACCACAAGATGCAATTAACAAATTGATGACTACACATATGATTACTGTTGATTATCAAGGAGCACCACAGCGTTATGCTCTTGGTGGTTCAGGAAACTCTTCTGAATTTGAAGACTTTGACGAAACAGGAACAGAAGAAGAAAACATTGGTCGCCTAAAGAATGGCCCAGGAGAACTTTGGTATCTTAAGGGTGTTGATAAAGTTGGAGAGTTTGCTCCTGCTGATCACAAAGTATTTACAGAACCAGTTAAGGACTTTGTTCGTGCTATGGCTTCAATTACAAACACACCTTTGCATTATTTTGAGAAGACTGGAAGCATTCCTTCTGGAGAATCTCTCAGAACTGCAGAATCACCACTTATCGCAAAGGTAAAAGATCGTCAAATTACTTTTGGTTCAACTTGGGCAGATATGTTTAGATTTATTCTAAAGATGGAAAATTCTGCGGAACCAAATGTTCAAGTCAGATGGAAAGACATTGAAAGCATTGATAGTTTAGATGCTTGGGAGGTTGCTGTAAAGAAGCGAGTAGTTGGCGTATCTCTTGAGCAAGTTCTAATTGAAATGGGTTATGATTTGGAAGTTGCAAGAGCAATAGCAGCAACAGAAGAATCATTAACTACTTTATCTCAAAATACAAATACCAATAATGTTATGATGGAAGCCACAGGAGGCGAAATTGGAAACGAATAACACAGAAGAACAGGTAACACCTGAAGTAACAACTGAAGAAGCAACTTTGAATGATCCAAAAGCAGTTCTTGCTGCTTTAGACCGTGCAAAGGCTGATGCCAAGAAGTTCAGGGAACAAAAAGAACAACTTGAAGTTGATCTAAATAGCACTAATCAAAAGATAGCAGAGTTTAGTGGAAAACTTCTTCACGAGAAGGTTTTGCAAAAGATTTCTGCTGAAGGAGTCAAAGAACCAAGAAGACTTCTCAAGTTTATGGATTTGACTAAATTTGAGTTTGATGAAAATCTTGATGTTGTTGGATTTGAAGACCAATTCAGGCAACTTCAGGAAGACCTTCCAGAAATATTTGATCCTAAACTTCGTGTTGGAGGTCAAGCAGATACTGCTGTAAAGGCAAGTGTTAGCACTCAGTACACTGCAACACAACTGCAGGCTGCCAAAATCCTTGGAAAGTTATAGCAATTAAATGCTATAATAGACCTATTGGGAGTAAGTGGACGCTTGCCCTATAACAAAATATGAATTAGACGATTCACATTACAATTTAATAAACTATATATCCATAGGAGGATAAAATGACAATTAGTCGTGTTGATTTAACAGAGGCTAACGGCTACATCCTAGAAGAGCAGGGGTCCACAGTAATCCAGGATCTCATTGCTAACTCTGCTGTAGAGCGTTTTGCCCGTCGTGAAGCAATGGCTTCTCGTACTAAGTCAGTACCTCGCTTTGTTGGAGATGCACCAGTAGTGGTAGCAGAAGGCGCAGAAATTCCTGCATCAAACCCAACTCTAGACGAAATCGTATTGACAGCAAGAAAGTATGCACAATTGATGCATATCTCAGAAGAAGATGTAAACGATTCACTAG